GCGGTGGATATTTTTATGTTCATACAAATGCAACAGATAATTATACTTTTATAGGCGGACAAAACAACGCTTATATAAGAGTTACATCTGTTACAACAGCAGGCCTTCCGTCAACATTCCAAATCATTAACGCAGGATCAGGATTTGTAGCAGACTGTGCAAATGTTGTAATAACATCACCAACGGGTGAAGTGGTTACAATAGAAATTTGTACAGGATACTTATTTGAATATGAAGGTAAGTGGAAAGATGACAGAGGAAAATTATCCGATGTCAACGTATTACAAGACAACAAACGATATCAACCATATGCTTATGTCATTAAGTCAACTGTAGAACAGACGACTTGGGACAGAGCAATAAGAGACACCGTACACCCTGCAGGAATGCAAGTGTTTGGAGATCTTGTTGTAAGAAGTGTGGTTGATTACAATGTTGCATTCTCAGTTTCATCAACTGGATACACGTTCTATAAATTCTTAACAACAGACACAGTAAGCACATCTGAAACAGTCGCTAAATTCTTTGAAATACCAAAGACAGATACAAGTACAGTAACAGAAGCACACGCAATAGCGTTTGCTCCTGGCATGTTTACTTCTACAGCTACAGCTGACGATCAAGATTACGGCGAACCATATGTTGTTTTAGGAGATGGTGGGTCACCGAACTCGGCTTATTGGAATGACTCTAGTGATGGAAACGATGCAGACAATTATAATATTGGGGAACAAAGGTTCAGTTGGTCTATGACTAAACCGCTAGCACATTCGATTACTGTTACAGATTCAGCAGCAGTGGTAGCGGCATTTACTAGAGCGTTCTCAGACTCAGCAACTATTACAGATGATTTAACAATTGGTAGAATTGTTGAGTACGCAGACACAGGAACAGCAACAGATAGCCCAGCAATATTATTCAGTCAAGCATTAACAGAAACACAATCGGTATCAGATAGTGCAGTTTGGACAATTGGATTGAACAAATCTGAAACAACTTCCAATTCTGATAGCGTAAACAGTATAAATACTAACAAAGGAATAACGGAAACACCTTCTGTAACAGAAACAGTCGTTAATGCACTAAGCAAACCAGCAACGGAGAGCTCAAGTGCAGTGGACACAGGAGATGGATTTAACCAAGACTATGTAGATCACCTTTATTTAGGTGAGGATTATGTAGGAGACACTTGGTCGTTTACATAAAATAAACAAAAGATAGATTAGGAGACTAAAATGTTTAAAAAAGATGAGACAAAAGCTACAGGTAAGCTTAAAGTTGAAATCAAAGACAAACAGGGCAATGTCAAAGAAACTAGGGAATTAGAAAACCTGGTTGTTGACACTGGCCTAGCCTTTATAGCATCCCGAATGAAAGATGCTTCAGCAACAGCCATGTCACATATGGCTATTGGTACAGGAACATCAGCAGCAGCTTCAGGCAATACCGCTTTAGGTACAGAAGCAGCTCGTGTTGCACTTACATCTACAACAGTTACAAGTAATGCAGTAGCTTATGTTTGCTCATTTGCAGCAGGCACAGGTACTGGAGCTATTACAGAAGCAGGCATATTAAATGCAGCTTCAGGTGGTACTCTTTTATGCAGGACTGTATTTTCGGTTGTAAATAAAGGCGCGTCTGATTCAATGACAATTACTTGGACAGTAACAATTTCTTAATAGAGAAATAAATGGCACTCGTATTACGCAGACTAGGTAGAGTAGAATTAGCAAGATCTTTTTATAGAGATATAAAAAATAATAATGATTATTTCCACTTTGCTGTAGGCAGGACATTACCCTGGACAGATGATACTGTTCCAGAGAGCCCTGTTGATTCTGATGCTTATGTATCAGAGTTTAGACGTAGTATGATGTTCACGCAAAGGATAGACTCAGCAGATATTTGTATGTTAGCAAATAGAACTGACTGGGTATCCGGCACAGTTTACGACGAATACGATGATACATATTCGTCTAGTAATCAATCAAATTCGGGAGCACAAAGTTTAGCGGAAGCTAATTTCTTTGTTGTTACCGATGAGTTTAAGGTTTATAAATGTATATCTAATAACTTGAATGGTACTTCAACGGTAAAACCAACAAGCACAGGAACATCTGTGTTCGAATTATCAGACAAATACAATTGGAAGTTCATGTTTCAAATATCAGCTTCCGATCAAAATAAATTTTTAGACGCAGATTACATTCCTGTTAGAAAAATAACAGGAAATCCAACACATGATGTCAATGGAGAAGTTGATAGCATTACGATAACAGCGGGAGGATCAGGATATACTTCTGTTCCAACTGCTGCTATTGTTGGTGATGGCACAGGAGCAACAGGCACAGCTACAATATCAGGAGGAGCAGTTACAGGTGTAACGATAACTTCTTCAGGTAGTGGTTATAGTTTTGCCTTTGTTGCGTTTACGGGCGGGGGTGGAGCTAACGCGGCCGGAACTGTAAACTTAGGCGACGCAGATAGTTTACCAGCATTACAAAGTGCTGTAGAAGGTGCAGCAGTAGCAGGAACAGTAGACAGAGTAGTTCTTACAGCAGGCGGACAAGATTATGCAACAGGCGATGTTGTAATATCAATAACAGGTGACGGAACAGGAGCTGAGGCTTCTGCTTATGTTAATGAAACAACAGGAGCATTGACAAGTATTAGAGTTACAAACCCGGGCCAAAACTATTCATACGCAACAATGTCAATAACTAACACAACAGCACCTGGAACGGGTGCTACAGCTAGAGCAATTATATCTCCACAAGGAGGACATGGCTCTAACGCAACTCGAGAATTATTTGCAAATAATCTTGGACTTACAGTATCATTTGCAGATAATACAAATAGGGATTTAATTTTAGGTAATGATTTTAGACAACTTGCCTTAATTAAGAACATTAAAACACCCGGAGCAGTTACTTACACAACAAATACAGGCACAGCTTGTTATATTATTACAGTAGCTAGCTTAGGATCAAATTGGGCTGTAGATGATATAATTAAAACAGATGACGGCGGTGAGTTTACTGTTATACAGATAGACGAAGATAATAAGAAGGTTTATTTAGCAGCATCTATTCCTTTAATTACAAATTCATCAACATTGGAAAATACTACCAAGAGTTTGACAGGTTTGAGTATAAATAGTGTTACAGTACCGGAAGTTGATAATGCAACCGGAGAAATTATTTACTTAGATAACAGGTCTCCTATTACAAGATCGGCAGACCAAGTAGAACAAATAAAAGCATTGATTAGGTTTTAACAAAAATGGCATTAAATTTAAACGCATCACCATATTACGACGATTTTAGCGACTATAAGAACTTTCATAGAGTTCTTTTTAAGCCTGGTGTTGCAGTACAAGCAAGAGAACTTACACAACTACAATCAATTTTACAAGACCAGTTAGACAAAGGTTTTGGATTTATGATTCAAGACGGTGCAGTAGTTGCTGGGTGTGCCGAACAAATACTAGAAAGACATTGGGTTAAAATTAAAGACACAGACGCCTCCTCGGCTGCTGTTGATAATTCTACATTAGCAAACTATGTAGGGGACACACTAACAGGTGGCACTTCTGGTTTAACAGCAGTTATAGCACATACAGAACAAGGAACTGAAAGCGGAGCACCTGTAACAAAACAATTATATTTTAATTATAATACATCATCTACTACTTATGACCATTTTACAACAGGCGAAACTCTAACAGTAACGTCAACAGATTCCTCAAGAAATGGTGATACATTCATTGTTCACACAGGAACAACAACAAACGAACAAGCCAAATACTTTGGTAAAACACATGAAATAATTTTAGAGCCAGGCATTATTTATGCAAGAGGCCATTTTATTAGAACAACAAGAATTCATAACTTAATGGATAGATGGTCTAAGTATAATGAAAAATTAGTTGGTTTCCAATTATATGAAGCAGCCCAGACATCGGCAATAGATACAAGTTTACTAGATCCTGCACAAGGGTCTTATAACTATAACGCTCCTGGAGCAGATAGAATGCTCCTTATGGCTACTTTAAGATCTTTCCATCCAGATATACCTAAACCTGATGATTGGTATTTGTATTTAAGAATTCAAGATGGTGGAATTATTAGAAATAAAGTTAAAGATAATCCACTCTCAGGTGTAGGACAAGTTTTAGCAAACAGAACTTACGACGAATCAGGTAATTATACAGTACATGGAATGACAGTAGATGTTAGAGAACATTTACAAAACGCAGCTAATACCAATGGTGGTGTTTACACAGCAGCTAAAAGCGGAAATAGAGAAGGACTTGTATTAGGAATTGCACCAGGTAAATCTTACGTTGGTGGTTTTAAACGAACATTACAATCAACCAAGCGTCTAGTTATAAGAAAACCTGAAGGTGTAGTAACTAAAGATGGTATGCCAATATCAACTTCTTTTGGTAATTACACAGAAATAAGTCGTGTATCAGGATTTTGGGATATAGATGGTGGCGGAACAATAGATTTATATGACACAGTACAAGACGGAGCAGCATCAGCAGCAGGAACAAAAATAGGAACAGCAAAAGCTAGACATATTGTTTATAAAAGTGGAACAGCAGGAGCAAATGCTGCAGTATATAAATTATATTTGTATGATATCCATTTAGTTAGTGGTGAATTTGGTGACGTCAAAGGCGTAAGATATGAAAACACCGCAGCAGATGGTATAGCTAATACAGTATTAACAAGTTCAAAAGCAACAATTAAAGAAGCATCAGCAAATAAAATGTTGTTTGCCATGCCTTACAATCATATTAAAACATTAAAGGCAGCAGCTGGCGGAACATATGACACCACGTATCAATATACAAAAGAATTTGATGTTACATTAAATGCATCAGGAGCTTATGTAGACCTGACACTAACAGGCGACGAAACTTTCCCTTACGATACATCAAACACAGAATTAACAGACACTATTAAATCAGCCAATATTATAGCAATTGCACAAGATGGTTTTGATTTAACAACAGGAAATAACAGAACAGCAGGACAGTACATTGACCTAACCTCTAGTAACTCTAACGCATCAGTTAAGTGTTCTTCATCTACATCAATGAGGATTGATTTAGGAACAACAGTAACAACAGCAGGCGGACAGAGTGATAAAGTTAGAGTTTATGTGAATGTATTAAAAACAGACACAACACCTGTAGCAAAAGCATTAGTACAAAATGTTTACATTAAAGTAGATACAAACTCAAACGCTAATGGCTCAACAGGAGAAATGAATTTAGGAGTTTCAGATGGTTACAAACTTGAAGGAGTTTGGGCAAGCTCATCTGCTTACTCGGTAGCAGCAGCAGACGAAGTTACAGATCAATTTAGATTTGATAATGGACAAAGAGATAACTATTATGGCCATGCCAAGATATTTAAGAAGTCTACAGCAACAGTAAATCTAGCAACAAACAGATATGTGGTTGTTAAGTTTTCATACTTTACACATACAGTTGCATCTGGTGGCGGAACTTTTATGTGTTTAGATAGTTATCCAGTAGACGATACTACTACACCAGCAGCCAATACAATAAGAACAGAAGAACTACCAATTTACAGATCAAGTGTAATAGGAGATTATGATTTAAGAAATACTATTGACTTCCGTCCAAGGATGACAGACACAGCAACACCTAATGCTACATTAGGATCAGCTCCTATAAATCCAGACGCTTTAGAAGAAATTGATAGACCAGGAAATGGAATTACATTCCCGGTACCAGTTAAAACATTTACAACAGACTTTTCATATTGGCAGGGCAAAAAATTAAGAGTAATATGTGACTTTGATGGTAAAATTAGACAAGTAGAGGGAGCATACGCAGACGATCCTATACTACCGGTAGAGCCTGAGAAATCCATGACCCTGGCCACTATTAACTTACCACCTTATCCTTGTTTAGGAACAACAGCGGCCAAGTTAGTAGGAAGATCAGACTTAGGTGCTACAGTACATCAAGTGGCATACAAACGTTTTACAATGCAAGATATTAGTACGTTAGAAACTCGTATTAAAAACTTAGAGTATTACGCTTCACTAAATTTATTAGAAACATACGCAAAAGACCAAACAATTACAAATGCATCAGGCACAGACAGATTTAAAAATGGCATCTTAGTAGATCCATTTACAGGACATAATGTAGGAGCAGTATTAGATCCGGATTATAAAATATCAATTGATCCGGTTAAGAAACATGCAAGACCGTTTTTCTCAATGGAAAATATATCATTAAGAACATTTACTGATATAGGAGCGGCTAATTCAACGGCTACATTAGCACAAACAGGTAGAACAATTTCACTACCGTATGACATTGTAGAATTTAGATCACAGCAAGAAGCTTCACAAATAGAGAATTTAGCAAAAGAATTAACGTTCCACTATGTTGGGGATATGGTTTTAACACCAAACCTAGATAACTTTGTGGCAACAGATGTCCAACCAGCAGTTACTAAAAACTTTGATGGTAACTACGATGCATGGGAGAACATGTCAAACGCATGGGGCACGCAATGGGGCGCCTGGGAAAACAGCGGAGCAGCTAACGTAGTATCGACGGTATCACAAGAGTTAAATACGCATGGAACAAACAATAGTGGAGAAGGAACAAGCAATAGCTCACTATTTACAACGACAACAACAGCACAATCACAAACAAGAACAGGCGTAGGTATAGATATAAGCGCTTCAACTCAGACACAGAGTTTAGGTGAAAGTGTAGTAGATGTATCTTTTAGTCCATTTATGAGAGAAGTAAATGTTGTATTTAATTGTATAAGATTAAAACCAAACACAGTAGTTTATCCATTCTTTGATGGAGAAGATGTATCAGCACACGTTACAAACTCAGCAGGAACATTGGGTGGAACAATAACAACAGATGCAAATGGCACATGCTTTGGACAATTTTTAATTCCTTCAGGACAATTTAAAACAGGTGTCAAGGTATTTAAATTAACAGACGATGTAAATAACAACGATGCATTAGCAAGAACAACTTCAACTGCTAATTATGAATCTTCAGGATTAAGACAAAAAACACAAGACACAATACTTGCTCTTAAAACAGCAAACGTAACACCGACATATCACTCAGGAGATAGAGTGATGACAGATACAAGTGTTGAAATTTCAATAGGAGCAGGCACACCGTTGCCCCCTCCTCCAGCACCTGTTATTATACACGAAATTACAAACGTCGTAGGAGCACCAGGACCCACAGGAGAGCCTGGACCGGTAGGACAAACAGGCGACGCTGGCCCACCAGGCCCACCTGGTTCTCCAGGAACCCCTGCAGAAGCAGTAGACTTATCAGACTGGCAAGCCCAGACAGATGCAGCTGTTGCAGCCGGATTAGCATCTGTTGAACAACTTATAGAAGACGTTGCTAATATGCCTCCAGGCCCACCCGGACCAACAGGCCCACCTGGACCAACAGGATTGCCAGGATTACCAGGCCCAACAGGAGCAGAAGGCCCACCAGGAGCTCCTCATGTAATAGAAACTGTAATTACTACTATCCCGGATATCACAGTAGTACCGGCATTCGAGCCTGTAGAAGTTATGCCAGACATGACTTGTCTAGCACCCACAAATGAGCCTGTAGGCGTTACTTGGAATACGGGAGTAACAGATGGCCAATTGGATTTTATGGAAGAGTTAGATATCTCTTTGGCCATGAATGGAGGTGGTGGGTATAATCCATGGGTTGATCCACTAGCACAAACATTTACAGTCCACGGAGTCCCTGGCGGAGTATTTATTTCAGACGTCGAGATTTACTTTAAAACAAAAGGAACCAATGGTGTTACAATGGAACTTAGAGAAGTGGTTAATGGAGTACCCGGACCTAGAACCATTCCTAATGGAATAAAATATTTACCAGCAGCACAAATTAATTTATCATCAACATCAGGTGGAACTACAACATATACTCCAACTGTATTTAGTTTCCCAGATCCTGTTTACTTAAAAAATAATACAGAATATTGTTTTGTTCCAAAACCAGAGAACGACGACAAAGGATTTGAGATTTGGATAGCACAATTAGGTGAAAACCAATACGGAACAACAACAAGAATTTCAAAACAACCTGCAGCAGGCATGATGTTCAGCTCAGCTAACGATAGAACATGGAGCCCACATCAAAACAAAGACATAATGTTTAAAATAAGGAGATGTAGGTTTAAGAAGGATCAAGCATATTCAGGACACTTAATAACTGAACCCATTGATTGGTTAAACTTTACAGATACAAGTTGGTCTTTTGCTGCTAAAAAATTCAGTCCAGGTAAAAACCTAGTTGGATTTACACCTACAATTACAGCAGGTGGATCGGGTTATAGCTCAGCACCAGCTGTTACAGTTACAAACACAGGCACAGGCGGAACAGGATTAGCATTAACAGCAGTAATTTCAGGAGGAGCAGTAACAGGATTAACAGTTACAAACCCAGGATCGGGTTATAATATTGCACCAACAATAACAATAGCTGCCGGAACAACAACAGCTACAGCAACATTAAGACTTAATAAAGGTAGAGTAGACTTTTGGGATAACTTATACAACTATGCTCACACAGTTCTTAAATCTGGACATTTTACAGTAGGAGATGTTGTTGGTAACGCAGACGGTTATGCAACAATAAGTGGGTTTACAGATAAAGTAGTTAATGATATAGCACCTAACTTTGGCATATTACAACCAGGAGAAGGAACAACAGCTACTTGCAAACTAGCATTAACAGATACAGGAGCAGGGTCAGCCAATACAACTTCATACCAAGACGTAGATTTTGGAACAACACATACACTAGCAAAAGAGAAAACAATTTACAGTAGAACAAATGAAGTAGTCAACTATTCGACTACACAGACAGCAAGAGCTAAGATAACATTCTCTACATTTAATGATAACGTTTCTCCAATTATTGAGATAGATCAAGCAGACTTGTTATGTATTAAAAACGAAGTCAACAATACAGCTACAGGAGAAGATGGTAGAGTAGGAGGCTCAGCATCATCTAGATATATTTCTAGACGTGTTGTATTAGAAGAAGGTATGGACGCAGAAGATTTACAGGTTTATTTAGAAGCAGCAATTCCAAACACAGGAAGCATTAAAGTTTATGGTAAATTCCAAAACGCAGCAGATCCTGGAAACTTCCAAGAAGATTTAAATTGGACAGAACTAACAGCTAATACTTCACCAGCAGAACAGACAGAAGGATTTGCAGAATATAGTTATTCAATACCTGCACGTGGTTCAAACGCAGCAGGAACTAACGCATCTACAAGTATTTTTGAATATGTACTAAGTTCTGTTACAGCAATTTCAGTTGGTACAGCAGGAAGTGGATATTCAACAGCCACCGTAACAATATCTGGCGGTGGTGGTTTTGGAGCAACAGCAAAAGCAGAGATTAGTAGTGGAACAATCAGTGGAATTAAAGTTACTAACCCTGGAAGAGGATATACATCCGCTCCCACGGTTACTATAACAGGAGATGGCTCTTCAGCAGCAGCCACATCAACGATAGGAAACATTACACACACAGGATATAAGACTTTTGCAGTTAAGATTGTGCCACTTTCAACAGATACCACTAAGGTTCCTAAGTTTAAGGACTTACGAGCCATAGCATTACAGGTTTAATATGGCAGAACAAATAAAAGATATTATAAACATAGAAGGCGAGAGAGATCTTGTCAGAGATAAAAATTCTAAGGCAATACTTAGTCGTAATTATGAAGGACTTAAAGCATACAAAATTCAAAAGAAACAAATGAATCAAATTCTAGAGTATGAAAATGATATAAATACTTTAAAGTCAGAGATTACGGAAATAAGGGCGACTTTAGAAGTAATAGTCAATAAAATTAAATAGGCAGGGATTAAATGAGTACATTAACATTAAGATCAGTAAAAGGTAGTCCGCTTACCAATACGGAAGTAGATACTAACTTTACGAATCTTAATACTGACAAATACCAATCAGGCGATAACATATCGGCAGGTACAATCTCGGGTTCTACTGTTACTACTACATCAACTTTAACCGTAGGTGGAGGTTCAATACTAAGTACATCGGCGTCAGTTACAGCAGCTGGATCAACTCAAGGTGCAGCAACAGCTCTTACAAAGACGTATAACATAGTAGCATCAGCATCAGCAGACCAAGGGGTTAAACTTCCAGACGTGGCGGTAGGATTGGAGGCATTCATACTGAATAGCACAGCAGTCAATATTAAGATCTATCCATATGCAAGCGAAAGCATAGATTCTGAGTCAGCTAATGCAGCTATAAACTTAGGACCTGGACATAGTTTGACATTGGTAGGAGTATCAGCAACCAAGTGGAACAGGATGAGTCCTGTTGTTATATATAATTCATCAGGAACTAGGGTAAACTAAGATGAGACCACTAAAAATTAAAGCTTCAGCATATCCAGTTAGTTCAAGTAACTTCCAAGGGTTACAAGAAATGACGGATACTGAAATTGAACAATATTATTCGGCAATAATAACAAAAGATTTCTCAGACAATACTGATGGAACAGGTACAGCTGAATTAAACATTACAACAAACGCATCAGGCGCAGGGACAACTATTGGAACTATAACAGATACAAAAAGACAAGAAGCAATAGGAACTCACCCAGCAACAGGAGCATTAACCACAGTTACTTACACAGGTAAACAGGTTACAGGAGCAGCGTCAGAAAGTATTACTAACAGACCGGTTGGTTATGAATCTTCAGGAACAGTAGGAATACATGAGTTTACAGATTCAGAATTAGATTCAGATTTAATAGATAAAGTTATAGCAGACATGGTTGCTCAAGGCAATTATGTAACAGGTCACTATACTCTAGCAGCATCAGCACCAGCTGGTGGAACTTGGACATCCAGATACACAATAACAGATACTCAAGTAGATGAAACAGAAGCTACTAAATATATTTGGCAAAAAACAACAGCAACAACAGCAGCAGTTGACAATTACAAACCTTGTAAGGTTGATGGCACAAGCATTAAAGAAATGTCAGCATCCGAGATGGAACAAATTGTTCCTAACTTTAGAAACAGAATTGTAGAAAACTTTGGAAGTACACAAGGCGTTGGAACATACAAAATACAATCAGGCGCACCAAGTGAAACAGGAACTTGGGCTGCACAAGGTGAAACATTTACAGATACAAGACATGCAGTAGCATCAACAGGCTACACAGGAAATTACACCGGAAGTTATACAGGCAACTATACAGGAGCTAAAGCGTACTCAGGAGCTTACTCCGGAAGTTATACAGGTAACTATACAGGAACATACACAGGAACCTCAGCATACTCAGGAGCTTACTCCGGAGCATATACAGGTAACTACGCAGCAGACTACTCAGGTTACGCTGGTACAACTTACACAGGATATTATACAGGTTCTTATACAGGGTTTTATACAGGAGCTAAAAACTACTCAGGTACATACTCAGGAGCTTATTCCGGAAGTTATACAGGATACTATACAGGAACCTCAGCATACTCAGGCACATATTCAGGAACATACACAGGATATTATGCAGGTGACACAATTACAACAACAGAAGAAAACGTGGCCACCTATAAATTATGGTTGAGAACAGCTTAGTATAAATAAGTTTTATATATTATGGAGATATTATGGCAAAGCCTAAAAAGGTAAAACGCAACGTCAAGTCTAAATTAAAAGTTTTACCACCAGATAAAGAACCTAAAAAAGAACCTCAATACAAATTTGAAGATCCTTATTGGTCTCATAAAGAGGCCAAACATCTAATCGTTACCTTAGTATATCCTAACGGTAAAAAAGCAACCGCATCTATCATGGATAATGATGGAAACAATCCAGACTATAAAGCAGTTTTAGAAGAGTTTGGTGAAGAGGGAATAGATAAAAACACAGAAGAAGGGTTACAAAGAAGAGACGATCATATAAAAAGAAGGTTACAACGTAAAGAGTCCGAAGCAGTTAGGCGCAAACAAGAAATGTTATTCGGAGCTAAACTTGAAGCTTATGAAATTCCATTAATTAAAAACTCTACGAACAACGAACTGAAAAAGTTAATTCGTAAAGCTAAGTCTCCATTAGAAGTTCAAACACTAGCATCTATATTATTAAAAGAAGAATTAGTACGCACAGGACAAATACCAATTTATAAACCTACTGATTTGGATGAGATGTTATTAGATAAAAGTATTGAAGAACTGTTTGAAGGCTTAAGAGCAAAACAAAAATTAAGATCGTTATACCAAGAGTTTGAAGGTGTACATGTTGACATATGGTATGACGACTTAGAACATCTAGCTGGACAACATGTTTGGATAGAAAATAAAGTTTACAAAGTATTAAAAGATCAAGACGAAGGCACAGAGTTTGATTTAGAAAATGCAGAGTTAATTGTAGAAGATGTTTTGTTGTATGAAGACAGAAACATGACAGATTCTAACTTAAATTACGCAAAAGAATTAAAAGTTGGTGATTTATTCCTTTATAATAATCACTTATTTTCTTTACCATTAGAGTTTGAAGGCAGACCAGATGTTAAAAAGGTCTACGTGGTAGAAGAACTTAATAATTTATGGCTTCGTCCAGCTATGGAGATTGTTGGTACAGACAATTTTCCTGATAATGGATTTGTTATTGTTGCATCATGCCATGAAAGATTTTATCAAGCAGGTATAGATCTTGCAGAGTCTATTAAACTCTTTTGGCCTGAGGCACATATAACAATTTTCGTATCACATAAAGAATGGATAAAAGAAGAACACTATGAACATGCAGATTGGATAGAGTCTTGGGGAGTACCTAATCATATTAGGGCTAAACTTTGGGCTTTATCTTGTACACCATATAGAGGAAAGACATGTTATTTAGATTGTGATATGATCTGTCAGCATGAAGATATAGAAAATGTATTTGATCAACTACCAGATGATTTAGATTTACTGTTTACAAAAATAAGACCATACAACGCAAAATTAACTAAATTGTCTAACACAGAAGAAATGACAGCACATTGTGGAATGTTTATATACAGAAATAATCCTCAAACACTTCAACTAATGGACTCTTGGTATGGCCATTTCTTATGGCAACAAGATAAAAATAATGACATAGGATCTTATCCTCGAGATGCTAGGAGATGGGATACTTTTACAATGTGGAATTTATTAACATATAGTGATCATGGTGTAAGATGGGATGAAAACTTACATGTCAAATGGAATTTTATAAATGGACACGACCCAAAAGAATTAGAAGGCGAAGATATAGTTTTGTATCATTACACTATTCCTGATCATGAGATATATTTAAAATATAAATGATTTTTACTAAGATATCAGATGAATTATTAGAAATGTTGGAACCATATTCAAATTGGTTTTTCCAACAAGACTTATCTCCCTTAGAAGAATTGGCAATAAAGAACCCAAAAAACGATCCTTTGTATCAATTGGGCTGGGCTACTTCTCGAGAATATTTAGATGAGATTGTAACTAAAGATGGTGCCCACGAAGGGTATCCAGAAATTTCTTACAGTTATGATTTACAAGCAGGAGATCACCCACAAAATTTTCAAGACAAATATCGAGCATTTTCTATAGACCTGTGTAATTTTTTGGGAGCTAGAAACGAAGCAGTACATGTATTTTATCCTAAAAAAGGTTTCATGGGTTGGCACAATAATTGGAATGCCCATGGTTATAATATATTATTATCTTATACAGAGAATGGCAGAGGGTTTTTTAAATATAGAGATCCTAAAACACACGAAGTTATTCACTTACAAGACCCTGGTGGTTGGTCCTGTAAAGTAGGATATTTTGGCAGAGGTAGAGAGCCTGAGAAAGTCTACTATCATTGTGCAGGAACTGACGAACCCAGACTCACTTTGGGTTATGTAATACCCCATTTAGGGCTCTGGCAGTCCATGGTTGCGGATATTTCTGGTGAATCCGCTGATCATCTCTCCTAAGTTATTGATTTTACGAAAAAGATTTCAAAAATAACCCAAAAAATGCTTGACTCTTGGTTCACGAGAGTGCATAATAGTAGCATAATTAATAAAAAGTAGAGGATTTAATAATTATGATATTAGAAAATACAGTAGAAATAGCAGGCCAAACAGTTAAAAAAGAACGTTTTGGAATGGCAGCTCATGATGATATCTACAAAACATTTACAGGTAATGTCTTACTTGAAAAAGACGCACCAAAATTCCATACTTCTGTAGAAGAGAATTTTAAAGGCGCAACCTTACTTGATGGCATTGTAGTTTGGAAATCAAACGGAGCCATCCCATTTGCAGACATGATTTTAGACTTTGTTCAAATCGATGCTATTGATATGGAAACAGCAGAAAGAACAATAGCTGCTAGAGCAAAAGACGATTCAGACTTTTGGAAAGAGTATGGTCTTCCAGTTAAAGGTGACACGTCAGGAACAAGGACAAAAAAAGATGCAGTCCAAAGATCTTTTGATAAGAGAGATGCTAGGAAAGCAAGAATTGATCTCAATGATTGGTTTGAAGATGGGAGCTGTACAGGATGAAGTATAACGATTACATAATAAGGGAGATAGCACAACTTTTAAAAGGTTTGATTAAGAAGCCAATGCTTGATCACCACTTCTTCCAAACTCCAATAAACCCTTTAATAAAAGAAGTGAGCCACGTTAGTTACAAAGAATCAAACTATGCTGTTGGCCCTTTAACAAAGGTAATTTATTGTGAAGATACATTTGGCAATAGATACAAAGTTTCAGTAGAGGATTTAAAAAATGTCAAAGGCAAAGGTTGGATAACACATGCTGAGGCAGATAAATTAAATCTTGAATATATTAAAGACGAAGGTAGGTACCATGTCAGGTAAAAGAAAAGCAATCATTGTTGATGTAGACGGAACAATTGCACATAGAGTAGGTGACGATCCTAGAGATCCTTACGATATGACTAGAGTAATTGAAGATGAATACGATCCAATCATTGGAGACCTTGCTCAGATATATAAGGATGATCATTATATTATTGTAGTTTCTGCTAGAACAGAAGAAGCAAGAGAAGGAACAATACAGTTCATGGCCAATAACGATTTTGAATTTGATGCTTTGTTCATGAGAGCGAACGGAGATTACAGAAAAGATTCAGAAGTTAAGACAGAGATTTATCAGAGAGACATCGAACCCAACTACGATGTTAGGTTTGTTTTAGATGACAGGAATCAAACTGTCAGAGCCTGGAGAACATTAGGTTTAAAAACATTGCAAGTAGCAGAAGGAGACTTTTAAATGAGTAAGTTTTATAAAGAAATATTAAAAAAAGAATTTGAATTAGTAGTGCCAAATTTTATTTGGAAAAATGGTGCTATGTATCCTGATGGTGTTAACGAAGACTTTGTTGGATCTGGAAATGCAAGTCTTTTCCCTGAAATAAATACTGAAGATTTTTCAGGCACAACTCATAAAAGTTTTGTATATGCCTTTATATTTGAAAACAATAAGATTTATAAAATTGGCCAAACAGAAAAAAATCTTTTGACTTGGGCAGGGGGTAAAATTCGACGAAAAGATTGGGGCGGTAAAATATATAACTATGGTCCTAAAAAACTACTGGCTTGCAAAGGAATAGCACCTACCAAGACGAGACCAAACATTTTCGATACTACCAATCGAATAGGAGCTTATTTTCAAGAAACCCCATCCTCTGGGCCTTGCACTGAAGAGCGCTCCAACGAATTTTTAAGAGAGTATATAGAAAAGGAAACTGTATCACTTTGGGCTATTAAGGCTCCAATGCAAAATGTTGTTCAAATCGTAGGAGGAGAGGAAGTAGTTATCTCACTATCTAATAGCAAACTTTTGGAAGGAGTTTATTTAGATAAGTATAAGGAAATGAATGATGGAGAATTACCTCCAGGTAATCCTACCAGAGGTTAATTTTCATTTAGTACCGATAGCCATAAACCTATCGTAATAAACCTTTCCATTCCAATCATAATAAAATTGTTTGACTTTACCCGTGTAGGTCGTATCTTTTAGTCCTACATTTTCAATCAATTTCTTTTCACTATCCACACAATTAATTCCATACATCTCTTCTATAACATTAGAAGATTGGCAAGCAAATATTGCATGTTTGTTTGCTGTCCTAAGATCATTTAGTGGATACATCTGTTCAGCACCCATTGTAATTACTATATCTACCTTCAATTGATTTAACTCATCAAAAGCGAATGGAATGTCTAAGTTCCAGTGATTTATTTTGATGTATTCTTCTGTAATATAATGCTTATTAAACACCTTAGAGAGCTCTAAAGCTTCGTTATCTATGTCAACTAGGTGTAATTCTCCCACGGACAAGTTCTCACATAGTAAAGGAACTAAAGGTATCCCTAACCAGCTATTTAATACAAGAATATTAAATTGCTCTTCTTTTAAATAGTTATCTAAACTTTTTTGTAGCTCTTCAACTAACCAAATGGCTCCCTCCATAGTGTTTGGATTAAGAGCTTGCCTAAAGTCGTCGTGCTTGTGTTTCATTTCATGCTCGACTTTGGCCAAACCTTCTCCCCAATATTGCATGCTGTTTAAAAAATTAAAATTTAACATCTTCTTTTCTTCCCATTGAATCAAATAAACAGACATATGGTATTTGTCTGTAGACTTGTTTTTCTATATCATGAGGAAATATGTACCCATGATTGTAACTGTAAAACCATCCTATAGGAAAGTATTTAATTCTTGCCACACCTTTGTGGCTAAAGAAATTATCTATTCCCCGATAGTACCATAAGATCTTATCTAAGTGTGTTTTAAAATAAAGAGTTATGTTCTCTTTATCTAAGTTATCGTTCCATCTTAATATACTAGAATTAAGTTCTGTAAATCTGTGTGGAACATGTTCTGTTTCTTTCTTCATTGTTTCTAAATCGTGCCAATGTGTTTGGCCAAAACATAAACAATCCTCAGGATCAAAGTTTACAATGTCATCTATATTCTTTTGGATAATAATATCCAAATCAAAGAATAAATTGTCTCCTTTCTTCCTGACAACATTATCATCAAACAAGTACATCTTATTCCACCACTTTTCCATTTTGTTATCTTTTGGTAGTGGTATAACATTGACTTCTTTTTCAAGTCCTTTAGGACTTTCTGTTAAACAATGAAATGTAAAATCATAAGTTAGATGTTCTTTACACGATTCCAATATTTTATTGACGTGGTGTGAAGAATATTTCGTTCCCCATTTAACAGTATAGATATTTAAATGTTCTATGTGCATATATTTATTGCCAATGCTTTAATAAGTTTGGATCAACTAACTCATTCTGTTTAACTTTTCCTCTTTCAGGTGTAGGTTGTGGTAGTAGGTCTACATTAAATACACAGAGGATAGGTGTTTCCCTGTAGATTTTTGTTTCTAAATCATCATCGTCCCAACTGCGTCCTCGGTTATACGAGTAAGCATACTCTGCTGGAAAATGATCCCATAATTTTTTGCCCCAATTACCCCATCTCCAACTGTGATAATTGTCTGTTCCGTCTGTAAATGTAAACCAAATTTTATCCTGATGTTCTAATACATCTTGCCATATACATTCTGCTTGATCGTCGCTCCATATTTGACAACTGCCATTCGTATATGCACCATGTGATAATTTAAATCGTCTTGTTTTCATTGGCCTAGGGTCTTGCCACCATGATCTCAACTTGGTTGGGCGTTCAAAATTCCAAGTGAGTAAAGGTTCTATATCATTTTGTATGATAACATCTAAATCAAAGAATACAAATCTGCCTGTTGGTTTATCCTCAGCAAAATTATGTGTATTGAATACCATTGTTTTAGGTCTATCCCAACATCTTGCCATGCCATATTTAAAGTCGTCTTTTTCAAACCAATACTTAGGATGTATATTAGGTATATCCGGAAAAGGAATTACTTTTATATCATCATCAAAACCTTCAGCATCATCTGTATAACAGTAGAAGTGGAAGTCGTGTTTAGGATCTGTATGTCTCCTTGCCATATTTTTTAATCGATTTACAAAATGAGGACCATATTTGCTACCCCATTTTGAACATACAATATTAACTCTCATAAGCTGCCCTTGCTATAACATATTTTTTAGCGTATTGTATTCCTTCTCCTGCGAGTAGATCAACAATAGCTTTACATTTTTCTTCGAACTCATTTAAATTTGAATGAACTATGATAGTAGAAAAACTTGCCTCTCTTACTAACTTAGGCAATTTACCTTCCTGTTTATCAAAATTTCCTTCTATTATAATTCCATTTTTTACTTTTAACATATTCCTTCCTGTTCATTATGTATTACTTGCGGGTTCAATTTTAATAAATTATTAAAGTACCCTTTATAAAAATCATTAGTAAATATAGTCTCCAAATTATTATTACTAATATTATTCTTGTCCCAATCATATAATAGTTCTGTTTTATGTTCGGGAGATTTGTGTGCTGTTGTAACATTTGATGCTACATGTTTGCACGGAAAAACATTTCCTTCAGCGTTTAAGTAAAATTGATTTTTAAGTTTACCTTCGCATTCAACATGAGGACTAAAAACTATCTTCCTTTCTTTATATATGTCGTCTTGTTGTACGGTTTTTAGAGTGTGAAAATCTATAAGACTATAATCAGGCATTTCCTTTTTAATCTTTTTCTTTATTGGTTTGACTTCTTCTTTCATTTCATTTTTATATACGAAGCCAGTAAATTTATGTTTCTTAGATAGTTTTTTAGCTTTTGCTAAATCTTCTACTTGTGATAAATGTGTTTGAGTATAGTGCCAAAAGACTCTACAACCTTGTTCTATTAATGCATCAGCTCTTTTCATAACTTCTTCGTCTGGATTAGATGTGTTTATGTGGATAGTTATATTACCAATATTTTTAGCGCTTTCATTATATTTTTCATTCCACTCTGAAACAAAATTATTATAAAACAATACTCCTAAATTATTCCACCATATAAGATCATGTTCTTTTGCCTCTGTTTCCATATCAATTGCTATGCCCCAGTCAGCCATTAAGTATTGACATATCTCAATTATTTCTGGACATGTAATGGGTTCACCTACAAGAGTAATCCTTTTAAATTTAGATCTTGTTATAAAGTCAAAGTCAAAATTATTTTCTATTAGTTTTCTTGTTAAGTGATCTTTACCATTAGACAATTCCATTTCAACTCTTTCTGGCAAATAAGGATAAAGATCTGTTTCTCTATTATAACTTAATTCTAATTGCTCTTTTGTAAAGTCTTCATACCAATAAGGTAACACCACTATATCTCCATCAGTCTTTTCTGGATAGTTATGGTTTGTGTTTTGTATAAAAGAGAACTCAGGAACTTCATTACTATAAAAGGCCTCACCAAAAGAATGATGTTTAAAGGTCATATCATCTTCATGTTCATCCCATAGTGTTAATATATTCTCTGCACTCTCATTACGATTACATACATAACAAAAATTTCCGTCTTCTAATATTAATTTATCTATACCTTTGCACTTATAGTTAAAAAATTCTGTAGGATTATTAAGTATGACATTAGGAGTTACAAATAAAGACACATCGCCTGGTTCTGTATGTTGCATTATATCTATCTCTAACCAGTCTTTTCCGTATTTAGGAACATGGAAAGTTATACCTTGTATATAACCTTCTACCTTTTTTGTAGTTTCTAATAACTTCATTTCATCTTCATTAGTGAATACAACGAAGTCAAAAGGATCTTCAATCAGTTTTTTCGCCTGAGTATAAAAGGCATTAATTTGCCGTTGGCTATAATTGCTGTCTAGCTGATTAGCTATTAGTGTTACCATTCCAAAGTCTCAAAAGTTTCTCATCTTGTAATTCATCAATTTTAATCTGTCCCTTTGCTATCGGATGCGGAGTTAAATCCGTATTAAAGATACAAAGTTTACAATCTTCTCTATATTTATGTCGTTCTAAATCGTCTGGATAGCGCATTCCTCTGTTATATGAGTATGTCCACTCATAAGGTATGTTAGTCCAGAAGTCTCTTTGTCTCCAATAGTGATAGTTATCTGTCCCTTTAAAGAACGTTCTAAAAATTTGTTGTTCTTCTTGTATTGCGTCCATGAATATATGTTGACATTGATCCATGTTCCAACACATCATACTTGAATTGAAGTATGTACCACGAACTTCTATAAATTTTCTATCGTGTTTATGTCTAGGGTCTTGCCAAGTGCTATGTACAATTCTAGGTTTTAAGGCTAGTTCGTCTAAGTCGGTTATGTCGTTTTGTATTATTACGTCAAGGTCAAAGTAGGTCCATTTCCCTACATATCCAAGCCATTCGTGAGAGTTAAATACAAGAAACTTAGATCTGTCCCAACAATAATTCTCTTTTCCAAACCAATACTTAGGATGTAGTGGTTCTATATCAGGTATTTTTTCCGTGGAACAGTCCAAACCTTTAGGCTCATCAGTAAAACATGTAAAGGTAAAATCTTTATGGTAGTTTTTCTGCACCATATGGTACAGGTTATTTACATATTTAGGTGAGTATTTAGTGCCCCACTTGATGCAAACAAAGTTCATCATATTCTTTTTCAATCTCCGGCCAGTGTGTTAGCCCATTTAATATACATATTGAGTATTCAGGTCTATATTTTCTTCCTGCAAATAGATATGAATACACTTCATGCTTTGGTAAGTGTTCAAATGTAAACCCTTCATGATATAAAAACGTATCATCTCCATTAGGATACTTTACTATATATTCATCTTTTTTCTCATTATAATATTCGTAAATATGTGTAAGATCTTCCCAAAGCATTACGCTTGAGTTGAAATTACTTAGTGGAAAGTCAGATCTGTATGGAAAATCATGGATATTCATTTGTTTATATCCTTTATCTTTCCACCAGGTCCATATTATTAAGGGATTTCCTTGATAATAATCAAACAAATGGTCAATTGGCTTCTGAATTCTAACGTCTAAGTCTAAATACAGTATGGTTCCAAGGTTATTATGTTTAAATAAGTTTAATTTTTCCATACACCCTGGATCGGGTTCGTCGTCCATATAAATAACTTGTATATTAGGGTCCAAGTCCTTTGGATCATCGGTTACGCATACATAATTATACTTTCCTTCAGTATGTTCATATATTGAATTGACGGCATTTGCAGTATATTTGTCGCCATATTTTAATGTCAAAATAGTTTTCATAATATTCTCATTAGAGTCACTATTATTTATAAATAAGATTAAATAACATTTTTTTAGAGATTGCGAGATGGCCACTGTACAAAATATAACTATTGACCAAGGTACGACGTTTAGTCTGACGATTAATCTCACGAATGATGATAATTCAGCAAAGAATTTAGCGAATTATACAATAGCATCACAAATGAGAAAATCATACGAGGGGACGACAAAAACAGACTTTACCACGGCAAAAGTAGACGCTACAGGGGAAGTAACAATCTCATTGACAGCAGCACAAACAACGGCAATCAAAGCAGGCCGGTATGTTTATGATGTAGAGATCACAGGAACAGATCCTGTGGAAACTCTTAGAGTATTAGAAGGCCTCGTAACAGTAACCCCACAGGTAACAAAGGCAGCATAGGAGGATAAAATGGCAGTAACAGTTACACCGCAGTCCGGACTGAAAGTAAACGTAGGTTTAGGAGCAACGCGTGTTGTTACAACACAAACAACTTCTGCTAAAGTGGGGACTTCATTAGATGATCTATCAAGTGTAGATACATCTGGTGTACAAGATGGTTACACATTAGTTTATGACACGACAGTAAATAAATGGGTAGCGCAAACATTATATGCAGCGCCACCTACTACTATCGATGGTGGAACATTTTAACATGAAATTTAAAAACAAAACATTTAACTAGGAGAAATTTAAATGGCAACTACAATTCAAATTAAAAGAAGCACGGGCTCAGCAGCTCCTGCTACAGGTGATTTGGTTGAAGCTGAATTGGCGTACGCTGAGGATAGGTCGAATAGTGGTGCCTCCGCTAAACTCTATATTAGTTCAATTGACTCTGGCGGGTCAGAAGTAATACAAGAGATTGGTGGTAAATACTACACCGACATTATTGATAACGCAGCATCAGCGAATACAGCTAGCAGACTCGTCGTACGAGATGGTAGTGGTAATTTCGCAGGTGGCACTATCACCTTTGGTTCGCTTAGTGATGGAAGTATAACAGCGACAGCATTCGTTGACGAAGACAATATGGCTTCGAACAGTGCTACGTTGATTCCAACACAGCAATCCGTGAAAGCTTATGTTGACTCCCAAGTAACAGCACAGGATATGGACGTAACGTCTGACTCCGGTACTATTGATGTTGATCTAGATTCTGAAACTTTAACTATTGCTGGTGGCACAGGTATTTCTACAAGTGCTTCTGGAACAACAGTTACAGCTACACTAGATAACACAGCAGTTACAGCAGGAGCTTATGGTTCAAGTTCAGCAATTCCAGTTATAACTATTGATGCTCAAGGACGTATAACAGCGGCCACTACAGCAGCAACAAGTTCAACACTGACTATTGCAGCAGATTCAGGATCGAATGATACTGTAACTGTAGGAACTGACACATTAACTTTCGAAGGAACAACCAATGAAGTTGAAACAACAGTTTCAAACAATAAAATAACTATTGGATTACCTAGCAATGTAACAATTGGTGGTAATTTAACAGTATCAGGAACAACTACAACAGTTGATTCCACAACTTTAAGTGTTGCAGATCCATTGATCATATTAGCTTCCGGTAATAACAGCTCTGACGCTGTTGATATTGGTTTATACGGCTTATTTGATACTTCAGGTTCACAAGACTTATACGGTGGTCTTTTTAGAGACGCTTCCGATTCAGGTAAGTGGAAACTCTTTAAAGATTTACAAGCCGCTCCTACAACAACTGTAAATACTGGTGGAACAGGATACGCGGTTGGAACACTTGTTGCAGCTCTAGAATCATCTAGCGCTACAATTACAGGTGGAACAATCACAGGTATTACTGATCTAGTAGTAGCAGATGGTGGAACGGGCGTAAGCACTTTTACAAGCAATGGTGTACTATATGGTAACGGAGCAGGAGCTATACAAGCAACTGCAGCTGGAGCCAATGGATATATCATGTATTCTAATAGTGGGACACCAGCATGGACTAACACATTAGATGGTGGTTCATACTAATTTTAATTATAGGGAATGACAATGACACAACAAAATGATCAAAGTGAACTGATTAATGAATATATTAAAAACTTAGCGGCGAAAGTCAACGAGTTACAAGCGGAAAACATTTTATTAAAAACTAGATTAAGTCTTTTGGAAACGAATAACGTGGCAAGAGCACAGAAAGAACAGGAAACGCAGGTGCAAGACGGCGGAGGCTTTGGAAAAGCTCAAGAAGCACCCAAAGAAAAAGCAGCACCTACACCTGCCCCTGAACCGAAAATGAATGCTAGGCCAGGTTCAAAGAAGAAAAGAGACGCATCTGGACAATTTATAGAGGAGTAAAAACATGGCAGTAGTAATTAAGATTAAAAAATCTGAAACGGCAAGTGATGCACCAACAACCTCAGATCTCGCAGTCGGAGAAGTTGCATTAAATACCGCAGATAAAAAGATCTACGTTAGGGATTCAAACGATTCCATTATTAACGTTTCTAATTATACTGAAGCAGACCAATCCTTAATCTTCCCAACAGGAGATTATGGTAGTGTTGCAAACGCATTGAGTGAAGATGCCTTTGGACAGTTAATAGATAAAATCTATGATCTGAAAGGAGATTACACTTCAGTTAATCCTACTATTAAAATGAGGGTCGCTACTGAAGACTTAGGCGCTTTTTCATAACCAATAATTTAGAGGAAAACAAATGGCAGTTACAGTACAATTTAGGAGAGGAACAGCAGCTCAGAACAATGCGTTCACAGGTGCGGCAGGTGAAATTTCCATTAATACTACTAACAATGCTATTAGGGTCCACGATGGAAGCACAGCAGGCGGAACCGAGATGATGCTCGCTTCGGCTGCTAATATTTCTGGAAACATTCCAGGCGGAAATGTATCCGGAACAATAGATGGCGGAACATATTAAATAGGAGAAAACAATGCCAACACAAGTACAATTTAGAAGGGGAACGACGACTCAAAATGATGCGTTCACCGGTGCTGTAGGCGAAATTTCCGTCGATACTACCTTAGATCATATTCGAGTTCATGACGGCTCAACAGCAGGCGG